ACAACCAGTTAACGTCTCAATCCTCCCCCAGCAATCCCTGGGAGGCAGCGATGGGTACCCTGGAACGGGTGCTGTCGCAGGTGAACTCTCAGTCCCCCAGCCAGGTTCAACAGTCGCCTTACCAGGCAACTCCGCAACTGGCTACTCAACTGAGCAGTCAGAATTTACAGGCCCAACCCTGGGCTTACCAGGAACAGCAGGCAGCGCAGACCTGGCCTACCAGCGTCTCACAGACCCAAACTTCCTCGCAAACTTCTACGGCCCCGCAAACGAGCGTAAGCCCCGTAACCGCCGAGGTCGTTAGTCACTTTGGTATTGAGGCTCCTGGTATCCTCAATCAGTACGCTTGTTCCCTGGAAGATCTTCTGGTGGAGCAAGCTCAGCAAATGGATGTTCTTTCTGCTCGCCACGATGCGATGCAGACTATCCTGACTGACCCCAATCACCTGGCTAACTACACTGATCGCTACTTCACTGAAGTTGTCCCCGTGGACATCGATGGTGATAACTCCTACGGCTATCAGCAGCAAGCCGAGGCTTACCAACCTCGCTACGACATGCCCGCTCCCCCCGCTGGTGCCGGCGGTTCAACGGTTGGTGCACAGCCTGAGCAACAGTGGAATCAGTTCAGCGAAGTCATGAACCGCAGCCCAGAGAACGCCTGGCGTTATCTGAGTCAGATGGGTCCTGAAGCTCTTCGTAGCAAACTTCTCTTTATGGATCCTGCTTGATAGACTAAAAAAGTCAAGGTTCCCACTAAGCCCTCAGAAATGAGGGCTTTTTTCTTGCTAATCTTTAACCACAAGGATTATCGTCATGCGGACTCTTACCGACCCTCGTCGCAAAACTCCTGTTGAGTCTAAAAAAGAAGAAGTTTCTACTCCGGTAGAGCAAGAGTCTTCGCCTGCTCTTGTCGAGAATTCAGAAACTTTTGATGAGTCGATTGTTATTAGCTGATTTCATCGTCGCTCTTACCCACCCTTCTTTCTAGTTCCTTTTCCGCGAGACGTTCGGCAGCGGCCAATATCCGGATGCCGGCGTATCCGATTATGAAAGAAATGGCTATGGATTCGTTTTTTGTGAGTTTAAACCGTTCTTCTATAGCAGGGCTTACAAAAGTAGCAAGCATCCAGCCGACTAAAGAAGCTTTTATTAAATAAGGAATTACTTTTTTGATACCCCGTGGGTGCGTCAAACTTTCAGTAATTGATCCTGAGAAACAGGCTATAGAGGCTTCGGGGTCTTCGAAAAACATTGTCAGGGCTTTCTCTATGTGCGACGACATTCGCCCTGCTAAAAGCTCTTAAATATTTTAGACCAAGTAAAATTAAATTATTCGGAGTGTCATCATGGTGTATACGCCGCAGACTAATTGGAAATATGACAAGAGTTTGTACCACCCTATTCAATCTGGTCCGCAACGTACGGGTGACGATCTTGATTTAACCGATACTTACTTGGTTGTATCTAGTGGGTATGTTACGCCTTTAGGCTTTACTCAAACTTGGTACGGGGTTAATGATCAAGGGGCTGATTTTGGGCGTATCCCTGTAGGTCCCCCGAACCTGAGTGGTTACTTCACTACTGAGTGGAGAGCCGTTCCTCCTGCCGTATCTGGTTATTGGACAAACTACGAGAATACGCTTCCTCACGCTTCTGGGCTTTTAGACACTTACGTTGGTTTCAGGGCGCAGGGTTTATACAGCACTGCTAACGCAACTGTTCAAACCGCTTTCGGACCACGGCCAGGTCTAAGGAACTTTGGCACGCATACTTGGTACGGCGAGCAGATACCGGACAACCAGCTTTATAGCCCGTTCCAGACACCAGGTTCGAACGACAACACGATTGACGGAGGCGGTATCACCGGTGGTGGAGTTACCCACCCCACAAATCAATCACCCACTTTGACAAACCCCACGAACGATACCTCCGGGTCTCGTGCTGCTTGGGTTTATCACTATCCCGTCTACTGCCAGTCTCTTACTGAAACAAGGTATACGGGCGTCCCTGGCCAGATGGGTTCGCCGGCTCGCAATAGTTACAGGGGTAAATCGTTGCGTTACGCTCCGAATTACGGATCTGTATATGGTGTGCTTGGTGAAGGTGTGCGTAATATGGTGCGTACGTTTAGTCCTGGGACTAAGATTTAAACATGCGTCCAGGTCCGTCGCTGCAAGATATTGTTTATCGACTGCCTGGACGTATTTAATTCTTGTCCTATTAAAGGCGCTTTGTAGTACTTAGGGTTTGCTCCTTCTGCTAGCGCTCGTAGGCAAAGCACTTGTTCTTCGGTCAGCTTGGCCTTAGCATTCTTCTCGCCTCTAAGTGCCTCGGAAGAGTTTTCTGATCGTGGTTTCCACGAGACATTTCCAGGCTCATAGTTTCCTTTATCTCTGTGCCTAGATAGAGATGTTCCTTCTGGTGCTTCTCCCATGTCTTCGAGAAAGTTTTCAAACGAACTCCACCATCTTTCGCACACAGTTACACCTTTACCTAGGTAATATTTTGACTCTTTAGTACTTGCGTTAGAGCAGCGATCTTTCATGTCTGCCCACGCTTTATATGTCTTAGACCGCGATAGACCGGTTTTCTTATTGAACCTCACCATAAACCGCTAAGAGTGCGACAGCAGACAGTTTACAGGGCTTTTGGAGTTGTATAGTTAAGAGGTAGTTTTTTCGGAGATAAGCGTTGTTTATCGACAACGACTTCCCGAAGATTCTTGGTGCTGAACTGTACCGTCCTCACCCCGCATACATCGTTGAGATGGCTGCGGAGCCTGTGGTTGTTCACGATTTTTCGAAGCAACCCGGCCAGACTGTACAGCTTGACCGTTACCGCTTCTTCGGTAACCCCGGCTCCAAAGAATCTCGCGAGCGTACTGCTGAGCAGACCATCGGTACTGCTAACAGCCGCAATATCGTGAAGGATAAGGTGCTCGTGACGCTTCGCGAGTACACCGGTCCTGCTGACCCGAGTGATCCCACTCAGCCCAGCACCTTCAAGATTGCGCGTGAGACCCTGATCACTGCCCAGCGCCTTCTGCTGGACACTGGCAATCTCACCACCTTCCACCAATCCATCGGTAGCCTGACGCTGCTCGACGACTATCGTCGTTGGCGCGACCGGGTGTTCATCAATGAACTCCTGAAGGCTGTCTCCAAAGGTCAAGCTTCTGATACCCAAGGCGGTTATTACTTCCCTGGTGATCTCGCCACTGGCGCTCTGACCTACACCAACGCCGAACAAGCTAAGTTCGACGTTAAGGATGACCTGCTGCGCGTGGTGAAGAGCCTGCGTAAGCGGAACACTCCTACCTTCCAGGACGGTTTCTATCGCTGCGTTTGCGATCCGACCTTCCTGATGCACCTTCGTCAGAACAGCGACTTCCGCGAGGTTGCTCGTTATCCTGGCAACGGTCAAATCAACCCCCTCATGTCCGGGATGCAGCCCAACGCTGCTCTGTACATGGGTCAAGGCTTCGGCCAAGCCACCTTCGTGGCTGGCGAGCCGATCATGCCCACGGGCTTTGTGTTTGAAGGCGTGCGCTTCTTCGAAAGCACCAACATGCCTACTCAAACCCAGAACGCGACCATCGCATCTTCTACCAAGGCTTACAACGCAGCCGTTGGTATCTTCTTTGGTCCTCAGGCCGTTGGTGTTGGCATCGGTGGCAACAATGCCCAGGTGCTCCTCAACAACAACGACGACTTCAGCCGTTTCATCATGATGATTTGGAGCCTGTACGCAGGTTTCGAACTTCTGAACGCTGACTTCGTCACCGTTGGTTACTCTTTCGACGCTTGAGGAGGTAACTAACAATGACGATCAACCCTAACCAGATCTCGGTTGCCAAGATTTATCCTGGTAACTACACCAACGTTCTTCGTTACTGGCACGAAGAAAAAACCATTCAGTTCGAGAACGCCAATGGTGTTCAAACGAGCTACACCAACCAGCCTGTTGGTGGCCCCGTGGGCGTGGTTTTTCGTCCCGGTTGGATTGCTCAGCAAGCCATCGGTTACGTTGACCTGAGCTATCAGGCTCTTGGTACCAATAACCAGCTGGATTATTACACCCAGCCTTATGGTTCCGGTCAGAACGGGGCTAACCAGCCCTTCCTGAACGCAAACGTCATCATCCCGTCCCCCGATTTCCACAAGGATGTCCGGGCCGATATCACCAATGGCATTACCGTGCCTTCTGGTGCTTTCGTGTACCGCACTTCTCTGCGTGTGGACGGCGGCGATGTGGTGAGCTCCGGCGTTGCCGGCGGCGCTGCCGCACCTCAGCTGACTCTGATCCCCGCCGTGGGCCAGGGTCTGCGCAACACCACCACCGTGGTTTCCGGCCAGTTCGGTACTTCCGTCACCGGTTCGGACAGCCGCATCGCTAATGGCAGTGTTGCCTCCACTAACATCATCAACTCGAGCAGCCTGTCTGCTCTGACTGCTGATACTCAGTGGAAACTGTTCACCACCACCAACCTGGGCGGCGCTGCTGCTTCTGGTCTGGCTCAAGGTTCGGGTATCTATGATCCCCGTGCTGGTGCTGGCAAACTGTCTGGCAAGAACAAAGCTCTTGCTATCTGTGAAGTGTGCTGGATTGTTGCTGATCAGCCGCCCGAGCGTTCTGATCTGGCTCTGCAGCCCGCAGGTGTCATCGAATCTCAGATCTACACCTCGACCTCGCCGACCTGATATAGTCAGATCGCGAAACCAGGGGGCCCCTTCTTCGGAAGGGGTTTTTTTTGTCTTTATTCGCTGTTCTTAATTAAGTTTTTACAGTATTTAACGCATTCCGCTGCCAGAGTTAATAAAGCACACCGTATTTATCCAAGTTATGGACGATCGGGAGCTTTCGGATCTTAAGTTAGAACGCAAAGAGTGCCCCAGATGTGGTGCCACGTGGCTTAACGGGGTCCACCACTGGAAAACGGGCTACAGAGGCAATGAATTAGATCTGGCAGGGTTGGTCTGCAATCGTGTTTCTGATCCTCAGTGCATAAATCCAAAAAAAGGATGCACTGGAGGTGACACTTGGGAGAAACGAGCAGAATTTTTGGGTAACTTCGAGAAAGACCTTAAGCGTATGCGTGAGGAGTGAGCTAATCTGCCCTAAACTACTGCTCACATACTGACTTTTTCAGATGTCCGCCAAAGTTTATAGGCCCAGTGGGGTGAAGATCGACGTAATCTCCACTCATGATGATGGTGAGTACTTCATGGTGCGTTCGAGCACCACGGGTAAGGTCTTTTTTGCTCATAAAGATCAAGTTGATGAGTTTAAGGAAGATCTGGACCCAAAGCCTGCAGGTAATACGGTTCAGACACGCCGTGGACGCCGTACGGTTAAAAAAGATGGTGATGAAGTTGCTGTAGCTAAGCCGCTTCCTCCTGTCGACAACCGTATTAACCTGAATAATTTGACTCCTGAAGGATTAACTCAGTGCTTGCCTGGGGTTGGGCTTAAGACAGCCAAAGAAATTGTCGAATTACGTCAATCTCTTCCTGGCGAGCGTTTTACTAAGCTCGAGCAGTTGGAAAGCATTAAACGAGTCGAATGGTCTGAAGTTTTTGCTACTGGGGTTGTGTACGTAGAATAGAGAAATGTAAGGGTTTCTAGTTGTGGCGCAGCTAAGCCAGAATGAGTTAGAGCAGATTCAGTCTTATCTGGCTCAGCAAGGTGTTGTCTTTCAACCGACAACTACTGATGCCGCTAAGCGAGAAGTAATCTACTCAGCTGTTAATCAGCTAACTAGAAACCCTGCGCAGGTATTTGGGTACGCTTTAGACGACTTTAACTTTAGTCGTGTTGCGTATCACTTAGGTTACAACATTGCTACTGTACCTGCCGGAGATTATGCCAGGTTACTAGAGGCTTGCAATAGCGTTCCTAGTGAGTTTTATTTTGATAAGATTGTTCAGCAGGTTGAGCGCTGTGAAGAGGCTGAGCGTTTAACTGAGCTAGCGACAGGGCGTGCCACGAG